ATATTGAAATCTACTCTCGCCCAGAGACAGTAATGATTGATGGCACTAAGATTCTTATGCTTCCTTGGATTAACTCTTCTAACATGGAAGAGACAATGAAGTTGATTAATGATACCAGTGCTGAAATTGCTATGGGTCATTTGGAGTTGAATGGATTTTTAGTCACTCCTGGTATGACAATGGATCATGGCATGGATCCTGCTATCTTTAAAAAATTTAAACAAGTATTCTCTGGACATTTTCACCACAAGTCAAAAAGAGGAAACATTCAATATCTTGGTAACCCCTATCAAATGTTTTGGAATGATTATAAAGACGAGCGAGGATTTCATCTCTATGAGCCAAAGACAAATAAACTCAAGCGGGTCAAGAACCCTTATGAGATTTTCCAGAAAATCTATTATAATGATTCTACTAGTTCTCATCTCAGCTTCGATACCTGTGAGTGTGCAAATACTTTTGTCAAGATTATTGTAGAAGATAAAAAAGATTACTTGGCATTTGAAAAGTTCGTTGACGAAGTATTTGCTAAGCAACCACATGACGTAAAGATTATCGAGACATTAGTGAACGATGCATTTGTTGAAGATGATGAAGTCACTGAGGTTAAAGATACATTAACTCTTCTCAACGAATATATTGATGAGGTAGAGTTAACCGTTGACAGAAACAAACTTAAGAGTATCATGAAGACACTATATATTGAAAGCTGTGAGGTAGTATAAATGTTTCTGATCACTCTCCAAGAACAACCAGACGGTGTTTACTCGGTGCTTGACGAAGAGGGCGATCATGTAGTATACTTCTTTCGGGAGGAAGATGATGCCGAAAGGTATCTTGGTTTGTTGGAAGCAAACAGCACAGAAGAAAATCTTCCTCCTTTAATGACATACGAAATAGATGCCAAAGCTGGTATCGGAATGTGTGAGATGAGAAACATGAAGTATCTCATCGTTGAACCCGACGACATTATTGTTCCCCCTCATTACTATGATAATCTTCAAGACGATTAAATGGAAAAACTTTCTATCTACTGGCAATCAGTTTACTGAAATTTCGTTAACTGACAGTAAAAGTAGTTTGATTGTGGGGGCAAATGGTGCTGGCAAGTCAACCATTCTCGATGCCCTCACTTTTGCTTTGTTTGGTAAACCATTTAGAAAGATTAACAAACCACAGCTACTCAACTCTATCAATCAATCAGATTGTGTTGTGGAAGTTAACTTTGATGTTGGTAGAAATAAATATACAGTAACTCGTGGTATTAAACCTAACAAGTTTGAAATACAACAGAATGGTGTGCTGCTTGATCAAGATGCATCTGCTGTAGATCAGCAAAAACATTTTGAGCAAACCATTCTCAAAATGAACTACAAATCATTTACTCAGATTGTGGTGCTAGGTTCATCTACCTTTGTGCCTTTCATGCGTCTTCCCCTGGCAGCTCGTAGAGAAATCATCGAAGACATCCTTGACATTCAAATCTTCTCAACAATGAATGTCAATCTAAAAGAAAAGATTAAAGTAATCAATGATGAGTTGAAAGACCACGAATATAAACTGTCTTTGGTCAAAGAGAAGATTGACATGCAAAAGCAGTTTATGCTTGACATTGAAAAGAAGAATAAAGAAGACATTCAGGAAAAAGAGAATCGTAAAGACACCCTATTAAAAGAGGCACTAGATTATGAATCGGAAATCCTCAATAACGACACGGAAATCAACGCTAAGACCACTGCCGTTTCAGACACGCAGACTCTTAAAACAACGATATCTAAGATCACTTCGATCAAAGAGAAACTGTCAACCAAGCGAAAGTCACACGCAAAAGAGAAGAAATTCTTTGAGGAGAATGATGCTTGCCCAACATGCGGTCAGAGTATCGCAGAGCATTTTAAACAAGAGAAGATCACGCTTCTCTCGGATAAACTTGCTGAGGTGGAAAAAGGCGTGTCTGATTTGGGACAACAACTTTCCGATCTCCAAGATAAAGAAAATACCTTTATTCTTTTGATTGATGATATAAACGAACTCAATCTAAAGAATCGACAACTCAATAATGAAATTAAGTCACTTCATAAACGAATTGAAGAACTGGACGACGACATCAGAAAACTGCGGGATTCAGATGTCAATCAACGGGAACAGTTTTCAATACTTAAATCCCTCAGCGAAGACGGGAAGCAAATTCAAGAGACAATCTCAGAAACAAAAGAAGAAAAAGATTGTTTACTCACAGCGGCGCAGCTTCTTAAAGACTCGGGCATCAAAACGCGCATCATCAAAAAATACCTCCCGACGATGAATAAACTCATCAACGATTACCTAGAGAAGATGGAGTTCTCTGCCAGCTTCATGTTAAATGAAAGTTTTGAAGAAGTAATCAAATCACGTTACAGAGACGAGTTTAGTTATGAATCTTTTTCTGAAGGCGAAAAGGCTAGAATCGATATTGCTCTACTGCTTACTTGGCGTAGTGTTGCTAAACTTAAGAATAGCGTGGATACTAATCTTCTAATCCTAGATGAAATCTTTGATGGGTCACTTGACCAATCTGGCAATAGCGACCTTGGATGGATTCTAAGAAGCTTTGATGATAAAACAAATGTGTTTGTTATTTCTCATCGAGAAAATATGGCGGATAAATTTGAAAGATGCTTAAGATTTGAGAAGCATAAAAATTTCTCATACGTCACTGACGAAATATTTGATTGACTTATAGGGGGTTGCTTCGGCACCCCCTTTGCCGTATAGTAGGTTCAACAACGCAAGAGACCAATGCTGAACATGGAAGTCAAGGGCAATCTTGCCCGACTCCTCGCTACCGAAAACCTCATCGTTGAGCATCGCAAGGTTGAGACCGCCATGTTCAATGTGAAAGACCGTGTGCTCACGCTGCCTATGTGGGATGTGGCATCGCCCAACGTCTACGATATGCTCGTGGGGCATGAGGTGGGTCATGCTCTGTATACGCCTGACAAGTGGGGCGCGGACTATGGTATCCCCCAATCCTATCTCAATGTCTGCGAAGATGCTCGCATTGAGAAAATGATGAAGCGTAAGTTTCCTGGTCTCGCTCGCAACTTCTACACTGGATACAAAGAGTTGCATGATGCTGACTTCTTTGAAGTTGGTGAGCGCAGCATGGATTCCTATCAACTGATTGACCGTATCAATCTTTACTTTAAGATTGGCGTTCATGCTGGTGAGGTATTCACTTGGAAACCTGAAGAAAAAGTTCTGGTTGATGAACTGGAAGTTGCAGAAACTTTTGATGAAGTTGTAGAAGTTGCTCGTAAGATTCTGCAGTATACGCAGGAGCAGCAGAAGATTGAGGTGGAAATGGATACTGCCAACTCTACTCAAGGTGGGGGTGATTCTACCCCAGATGAGGGTGATAGTTCTGAAGGTCAGGGTGAGCAACCTCAGCAAGTTTCTGGTAACGGCAACCAAACTCAGGGTGGTGCTGATGCAGACCAACCACAGGATTCTGGCGATAGTTCTACTGCTGGTCAATCTGGTGGCACTGAGAACTTTGATTCTGAAACTGACAAGGCATTCAGCGAGAAGCAGAAGCAACTGTCTTCTAATCATTACTCGCAAGAACTTCACTACATTGAGTTGCCGCCACTGAATGTTGAGACCTTTGTGATTCCTAACAAGCAGGTGATGGAAGATTGCGGTGTTACTTATGGTGAGCAGGGAGCATCTCTTTTCATTGAAGTAGATAGTTCGTATGCTAAGTTTCGTGCAGAAGCTCAGCGTGAGGTGAACTATCTGGTCAAAGAGTTTGAGATGCGTAAATCTGCTGACCAGTATGCTCGTGCATCTACTGCCAAGACTGGTATCCTTGACACTCAGAAACTCCACACCTACAAGTGGAATGAAGATGTGTTTAAGAAGATTAACATCGTGCCTGACGGTAAGAATCACGGTCTGATTTTTATTCTTGACTGGTCTGGTTCTATGGGTAACTGCCTGGTGGATACTGTTAAGCAACTGCTGAACCTCGCATGGTTCTGTAAGAAAGTGCAGATTCCTTTTGACATCTATGCTTTCACTAATGATTACTGGGGTGCTCGTAACTACGATTACTCTTCTATGACTCGCACTAAATCTAAGAAGCACCACAAAGAAGTGCCTGGTTATGTTTCCATCTACGAAAACTTCCGTCTGCTGAATATGGTCAGCAGCAACGGTCGTAATGGTAAAGACCTTGAAGCTCAACTGAAGAACTTCTGGCGTCTTGCTAACTGTGAAGGTGGGTATCGTTCTTACTGCAACCCTCCTGGTTACGGTCTGTCTGGCACTCCTCTCCATGAGGCAGCGATTTCTCTGACTGCTGTTATCCCTGACTTTCAGAAGCGTAACAAGGTGCAGAAAACTAACGTGGTTATTCTGACTGACGGCGAATCTCAATCTATTAACTACATTGTTGAGAATCCTTATCGTCACACCCGTGTAGGTTACAACCATGTTGGCAATGATTGTGTACTGCGTGACCGTAAAACTGGGCGTGTTTATCCTCGCTTTGAGGGCGGATACTATGGTTGCTCTGATAAAATCACCAAAGTGTTTCTGCAGAATGTGCGTGACCGTTTCCCCGATGTCAATCTTATTGGTATTCGTCTGATTAGTGGTCGTCATCTTCACAGTGCTTATAGCAATGGTGACTGTAAGATTCCTTATAGTGACATTCAAAAGCAGTGGCAGAAAACTAAATCTGCTGAGCTGGTTGATCATCTTGGTTATCAATCTCTTTATCTGATGGCACTTGATGGGTTGTCTGCTACCACTGAGTTTGAAGTGGAAGATGATGCAACCAATAAGGAGATTGGCAACGCTTTCAAAAAAGCACTTGCCAAGAAAAGTGTCAATAAGAAGATGCTGACCTCCTTCGCCTCACTCATCAGTTAATCTAATCACTCGGGGGCTTGTGCCCCCACCCTTTTTCCTCTATAATACTTACATACAAAACGACCCCACCCCATGAAAAACTTTGAAGTCGCCCCCATCATCGAGCGTTTCGGTCAGGTTGTGACTGCCGCTGACCTTCGCACCTATGCCGATGAAACTGGCACTACCTATCAAACTCTCACTAAGAAACTGGAATCGTTCAAGGTGCAGCGTGGTCTGTGGCATCTGACTGCTGTAGAGCAACTGGAACAAACCTATAATCAACCTGCTGTTGAACCTGTGGTAGAGAAAGTCGAAAACCTTATCCCCGATAAAGATGATAACTTCGTCAGCTTTGGTAACTTCACTGATATTAAAAAGATTATTTCTTCTCGTCAGTATTACCCTGTGTTCATCACTGGTCTGTCTGGTAATGGTAAAACTTTCGGTGTAGAACAAGCTTGTGCTCAACTGAAGCGTGAACTGATTCGTGTCAACATCACTATTGAAACTGACGAGGATGACCTGATTGGTGGTTTCCGTCTTATCAACGGTGAAACTGTGTGGCACGATGGTCCTGTGGTTCAAGCACTGAATCGTGGCGCTATCCTGCTGCTGGATGAGATTGACCTTGCCTCTAACAAAATCCTCTGCCTGCAATCTGTGCTTGAGGGTAAGGGTGTCTTCCTTAAGAAGATTGGTAAGTATGTCAAACCCGCTGATGGTTTCAATGTGTTTG